GCCGCATATGGATCGAGCTACGCCAACGCAGGGGCAACTCAAAACATGAGTGGATTCGCAGGTGGAATGTCAGGTGGTAGGTTCTACAAGACCATGAACGCCTACAACATCAACGCCGAACATGTGATACACATGAGCATGAGTGACGGGTTGGACAACTTATTCCCGTTCGGGCAGTCAGTTCTTGAACAAGTGTTCAAGGTCTACAAACAGAAAGAATTATTGGAAGATGCCATAATCATCTATAGGGTACAGAGAGCACCTGAGAGAAGAGTGTTCTACATCGACGTGGGTAACATGCCAACACACTTGGCAATGCAGTTCGTTGAGAGAGTCAAGAACGAGATCAACCAAAGAAGGATACCAAGCGCATCGGGTGGAGCCAACTTCATCGACGCAACGTACAATCCAATGAGTATCAACGAGGACTACTTCTTCCCACAGACGGCGGAAGGTAGGGGATCTAAAGTGGACACACTGCCGGGTGGTACGAACCTGGGTGAGATCGACGACCTGAGATATTTCACAAACAAACTGTTCCGAGGATTGAGGATCCCAAGTTCTTACTTGCCTACAGGAGCGGAAGACGGACAACAGCAGTACAACGACGGTAGGGTGGGCACAGCCTACATACAGGAACTGAGATTCAACAAGTATTGTGCCAGACTACAATCCGTGTTGGCCGGAACGTTCGACGAGGAATTCAAACTGTGGATCAAATCAAAAGGCTACAACATCGACAACAGCATGTTCGAGTTGAAACTGAATCCACCACAGAACTTCGCACAGTACAGACAGACGGAGATGGACCAAGCGAGAGTAGGTACATTCACACAGGTGGCGGAACTGCCATACATGAGCAAGAGATTCGCACTCAAGAGATATCTGGGTCTGACCGAGGAAGAGATGGCTAGGAACGCCGAGCTTTGGGCGGAAGAGAACAACGTGCCACAGAAGAAACAGACCAAGTCGAACCAATTACGTAGCGCGGGTATCTCACAATCAGACATCAGTGCTGACCTAGACCAGTTCGAGGAACCGACTGCGGAGCCGGAAGCACCACAACCGGGTGGAGCACAACCAGGACAGCCAGGGCAGACACCAGGCGGCGGCGCGACCACACCGGGCGGAACAGGCGGCGGAGGCACCGTTTAAGGTTAAATACGCAAAATGAAACTATTTGAATTCTTCACATATGGCGCAGACGGGTTTGAGCAGGACAAGACCTACGAACCCGAGAACGACATCTCTATTTTAGATTCAGAAGACACGAGAAAAACAAGATTATCCTTAAAAGATATCAACTCTATGAGACTGGCGTCAGAGGCACACGACGCACAGCAGAAGGAAGAAGCGGTATTCGTCCAAAAGATGTACGGACAACCCGCAGGCACAGATAACTTAGAGTTATAATGTCATCAATAGCATTTGTACTAGGCAACGGTGAGTCCCGTAGGGGCATCGAAATCAACGATCTCATGGAAAAAGGCACAGTGTTCGCCTGCAACGCCGTTTACAGGACCCACAGACCACACTTCCTGATAGCGGTTGATCCCAAGATGGTACTGGAGATCGCCGAAACTGACTACATGTTACATAATAAAGTGTGGAGCAATTTCAATGCACAGTACAACAAGAATCCCAAGATACTGGATCACTGCAACTGGTTCAAGCCCAGCCTGGGTTGGAGCTCAGGACCAACAGCACTGAGGATGGCTTGTGAGCACGGATTCAAAGAGATCTACATACTGGGTTTTGATTACCAAGGACACGGGGACGGCAAGCGATTCAAACTGAACAACATGTTTGGTGATAGCCGGAACTACAAGAAACGCAATGAAGAGGCAACATTCTACGGTAACTGGATGAACCAGACCAAACGTTGCCTACAGGACTTCAAGGACGTGCAATTCCATCGTGTGATACCCAAGGGATGGTTCCAACCCAAGGATCTGGAGTGGAACGGCAACATAGACCACCCCACCACAGAGGAATTCCTGTCCAAATTCGACCTACAGATCAAGATCTAATAAAAAATCACCGTTTTGAGCCTGTTTCTGCCACCGTTTTAGCGCCTTTGTAGTAAATACAAACACTTATAAGTACAAATCGCTTAAAAACAAAGGAGCACGTGTAAAATGTCAACTAATAAATTTGAATCGTTATTAGAATTACTAATCAACGAAGAAAACGAAAAGGCAGAAGCCCTTTTCCACGAAATCGTAGTAGAAAAGTCTAGAGACATCTACGAGAACCTAGCAGACGAAGAAGTGACTGCTGAGGCCAAAGAAGAATCAAAAGACGAAGAAGTTAAAGAGACTGAGGAGTCTAAAGCAGACGACAAAGTTGAAGAAACTTCAGAAGAGTCTAAAGACGAGCAAGTAGACGAAGTTGTAGAGATCGAAGACGAAGCAACTGAGTCAGAAACAACTGAAGAAGAATCAATCGAAGAAGTAGGCGGTGACGCCACTGACGAATTGGTCAAAGACATATCTGCCGAAGAAGAAGGCGAGATGGATGCTGACAACGGCGAAGAGATGCCAGCAGACGACAACGGCGAAGAAGATATGGAAGACAGAGTTGTGGACTTGGAAGACGCTTTAGATGAACTAAAAGCAGAATTCGAAGCAATGATGGGCAAAAAAGATGACTCAGACATGGACAACATGGACATGGATAAGGAAGAATCTTTAGAGCCTACTCCAGAAGTTGAAATGGAAGCGAAGGAAGAGACCAAGGAAACTGTAAAAGAATACAAAAATCCTAAGTCAGCCGACAACGCAGACCATTCAGACAAGTCAGCGAAATCACCAGTTAAAGATGCTGGAAACAAGATGCCAAAAGGTGGTGACAATATCGCCAAAGGATCTGCAGAAGAAAAAGGCAGACCGGCACCTACAGCACAGAAGATGGGCGAGTTCGCGAACACTCCAGGTAAAGACAAGGCACCTGCCATGAAAGCAGAGAAGGCCAACACCGCGGATGGTTCAGACAAATCAGCTAAATCACCAGTTGCTTCTAAGTAATTGTTGATTTAACTAGGGAGATCATTGGATGTCATCACTATACCTAAGGGAAAATCTAACTTTTGATCAGGCCAGGGTACAGGTCTTACACGAGGGAAAAGACGGTAAGGATTTGTACATGAAAGGCATCTGTATCCAAGGTGGGATCAAGAACGCTAATCAGAGGATCTATCCAGTTTCTGAGATCGCCAAAGCGACCAAGACACTGAATGACCAGATCAGCTCGGGATATTCCGTACTAGGTGAAGTGGATCACCCAGATGATTTAAAGATTAATTTGGACCGTGTGTCTCACATGATCACTGAGATGTGGATGGACGGACCAAATGGATACGGCAAGATGAAGATCCTGCCAACACCAATGGGCCAACTTGTCAAGACCATGTTGGAATCGGGTGTGAAACTCGGCGTTTCGAGTAGGGGTTCTGGAAACATGAACGAATACGGAAGCGGTGAGGTTTCAGACTTCGAAATCATCACGGTAGATGTTGTGGCCCAACCTTCGGCACCAGGTGCTTATCCTACGCCAATTTACGAACACCTAATGAACACCAAGGGTGGACACATGGCTAAAGGTTTGGCGGCTGAAGTTAGAAATGACCCAAAAGCACAGAAGTTCCTCAAAGAGGCACTTGTAAACATAATAAAGGACCTGAAATAAAATGATAGACGCAATATCAAAACTTGTTGAATCAGGAGCGATCTCAGAAGATGTTAGAACCAGCATCCAAGACGCATGGGACAGCAAGATCAAAGAAAACAAAGAAGTTGTAGGCGCTGAGCTGAGAGAAGAGTTCGCCAAGAGATATGAACACGACAAGGCAAACATGATCGAGGCTATCGACACCATGATGAACGAGAAGTTATCTGAAGAGATCACCAAGTTCGTCGAGGACAGAAAAGCACTTGCACAAGAAAAAATCGCCTACAAAGAAAACGTGGGCAAACACTCTGCCAAATTAGAGAGCTTCATTCTTTCTAAATTGAACGAGGAGTTAAAAGAACTACACAGCGACAGAAAAGGTGTACATGAGAACTTCAAGAAGATGGAAGAGTTCGTAGTAAACGCTCTTGCCAAAGAAATCAAAGAGTTCCATGAAGACAAAAAAGGCGTTGTGGAAACGAAAGTCAAACTAGTAGCCGAGGCCAAGAAACAGATGGCCAAGATGAAAGAGGCTTTCATTACAAGATCTGCTAAAGTTGTAGAGAACGCAGTGAACACGAAACTTGCTGAAGAGCTAAAAGCCCTGAAGGAAGACATCACTGCCGCCAGAGAAATCAACTTCGGCAAGAAAATATTCGAAGCGTTCGCTTCTGAGTACCAGAATTCTTACTTGAATGAGAAGTCTGAGACTGCGAAGCTGATGAAAGTAGTGGATGAAACCACTCTTAAGTTGAAAGACGCTGAGAAAGTCATCGAAG